GCCATTTTACTTCATCCGTGGTTTACGAATAGGCCCACCCATTCTACGGTTCATGGCATATACCTTGCCACCACCAGCTTTCTTTTTTCTTCCGTATTCTATCGCTTCTCCACCAGTCCTAATAGCTTTAGTAGTGGCTTTTTTTAGCTCTTCGCTGCCCCCATAGGGTTTTCCCTCTTGGGAGGGTTCAGGATTCATTATGCTATCCATCACAGAAGCCATAGCGCCACTAAAGCTTTTTTTAGCGGCTTCAATCTTTTCAGGGGTAAGACTTTTTTTAAGATCGCCACGGTTGCCAGATTTAAGGTCAGCACTTGCTTTATCAAATCCAACTTTAGCCTCTTTTGTCGCTGCGTTGAACCGCTTCTGCAACATACGCATCGCTGCTCGACGCTGGGCGTTAGTAGCCCCCTGTTTTTTAGCTTCTTTGTCAATCTGGTTCATAACCGCACTCGGATTTCTACGCACTCCCGGTTTAAGCAGTTTATCTACGGCTTCGTTAAAAACCTCATCCGTAAGTTCAAGTTTTCCAAATTTAGCCATTATCCATATCTCCCTTGTCTTTTGTACATCTGCTTACAATGGCAATCTCCACAATCACAATGAGGACATGGCTCTGGGCAATGACACTCCTGCGGTTGGCATACGCAAGTGATGCACTGATCATCTTTTGGTTTTTCTGGCGTGTGTTGAATCATGTAGAACGCCGCGTATGGTCCTTGGTATGCAGACATTGTTTTTTATTGGAGAATACAGCTAATATAATCTCGTCTCACAACTCTCCACTAGAAAAAATCTTATAATTATTGATGGAGTGTAGACAGACTAATAGCTGCTAACTATATATTATAACGTTTATATCAATGTTGTCAAGCAAAAAAGTAAAAAATTAAACTGAGTGCATTTTTTGCTTGACAGATTGGAAATAGGCTGTATAATAGTATTAACTCTACTCCGGGGGGTTAATATATACATACCCCCCTTAATATTAGCCCATATTGTAATATAATTACCCAATTTTGTAATAAAATTACAATATATTACCTTTGATTAGCCGCCATTAGCCCTAAATCCTTGAAAAATAATAAAAAATTATTAAAAAAGGGTAAAAAATAGTAAAATTGTAGCGGGATTGCATACAGATATATACACCCCCCCAGTGGCCCCTACGCGCCCGTGTGTGGCTAAGTATTTGTTTTTATTAATTTTTTAATTATTCATAATATATATTATTAGACTG